CCCTCTTGGAGGGGGCTGGCGCGTCAGCGCCTGAAGGAGTAAAAAAAATAAAGGCTGCCCGGAAATTTCCCGGCGCAGCCTCTCTCCGCCAAAGCGGCAAAATATCAGAGTTTATCAGCCCTGTTCCGATGCCACGCTCAGTGCAGGCGCAGCGCTTTCGGTTGCGGCCATCTCCATAGCCGGGTTCTGCTTCGGCATGTCGGCGGGCATAATGCCGTTCACAAAGGCACTTGCTTTGGCCTCGTCCGTCACCAAATCCATGTAGATCATGCTGTAGGCCGGATGTGCCTCAAACTCAGCACGGATGGTGTCGTTCTTCATGAACAGGCGGCCGTCCGTACTCTTCTTGCCGTAGCTCTTCAGCACCACATCCTTGAACAGCTTCACCAGCTCCAGCTGGCTCTTCGCTGCAATGATCCTCTGGATGTAGGCACGCATGCCGCCCTCCATACTCAGCTCCATCTCGGTGATCTCCGCCTTCGACAGGTTGAAGTAGAAGTCCTCAGTGCGCTGGTTGCCGTCATAGTCGGTATAGGAAATGGTCTTTTTCAGCATCTTGGTCTCTCCTTATCGGTTCATTTTGATTTTTTCTCTCAGCAAAGCTCGCCCCTTCGGGAGAGCTGCAAGCAGCACCGGCAAATGCCGGACTGCGCGCTGAAAGGGTGTTTTTACACAGCAGCCTTTACTGCAGCGATCAGCTCGTCCGGGGTAGGCAGCTTTGCATCCTCGCTGTCGGTGCCGTACAGCAGGTCTTCCACGGCCTTCATCTGGGCAGGCGTCAGCACAGTGCTGTCAAACTCCATCACGGCGACATCCTTATAGCCGGTCACGTTCACGGGCACGGTGTCGCACTCCCAGCTGAAGGTCTCGGCGTCCGGGCTGTCATTCATGGTCTCGTGGCTCTTCTCACTGGGCTGTGCGGTAGCGTTCCACACCACATGGATGATATAGCCCTTGTCGGCATCATCGTCGGTGCCCACCTTGGTCTGCCAGCTGAAGCCGAAGGCCTTGCGCTTCTGCTGACCGATGCGGATGCCCTTCACCGGGGCAGCCAGACCGTCGCAGGCCTCAAACTCCTCCGGATACATGTAGGCCTCAACGGTAAAGCTGTAGTCCTCGCCGGAGATCAGGCGGGCATACTTCATGTTGTCAGCCCACAGGTCAGTGGGTTCTGCGCCGCTGGGGCTCTCGGTCACGCCGGTCAGGCCATTCCATGCAGCGCCATTAGCCGTGCCTTCGCCGTCTGCCTTGGGGTACACCATACCGTGGGAAACACCAGCATGGAACTTGCGGGTGCCGTCCACATCCCATTTTGCTCTTGCCATAGGTTTTGTCCTCCTTTATAAATAGGTATCAGTACCACACGCTGAATACGTCGTGGTATAAGTTGTCCGAAATAAAATGGCGGTCATGAGAAGCCTTTGCAAGCAAACCCATGGCCGCCGTCATTTCGCTGTCCGGTTTTGTGTCGATCACGGTAACAGAATAATGGAAGGTCTGGCGGTATACGCGGTCGTCAGCCTTCGGGCTGCGGATCTTTTCCAGCTTGTAGCAGATACAAGGGTATTTCATCCGCAGGTTTGCAGGCGGCTGGTAGTACACGTTTTCACTGCCGCACCGCTGTTTCACGATGCTGCGCAAAAGCGCATCCAGCCCGGAGCGTCTTTCACTCAGTTTTGTTGCCATGCCATAACCCTCCCAGCGTCAGCACGATGCGCGGGTACTCCACGCTCGCGTCCGTCACCTTCCATTTTCCGCCGTAAAGCGTCACATACCGGAGATTGCAAAAGTGCTCCTGAACATACGGGTCGGCAATGACGCTTAACGTGTTCGCAAGGCTGATATCGTCGTTCACCTTGTCGCCGGACTGTAACCTGCGCATGTTCCGTGTCAGGTCGCCGTAACAGTCACGCTCTGTCACGATCTCCGAGTACACACTCGGCTCTGTCTCCTTGGTCTCCACGAAACCAAGCTTCCCAAACCACTTGCTCATAGCACTTTCACTCCATTTTGAATTTTCTGCTTACTTTTCGGCAGAAGCAGCCCATGCCTGGGTCTTCACAGTCTCACCGGCCACAACGGTGATCACACCGGTCGCACCAAAGGCCACAGGCACCAGATAGTTTGCGCCCTCCACGATCACCAGACGGCCCTTCACGAAGGCATCCTCGATCTCGGCCTTGGTCGCGGTCTCCTTATAACCTTCGTCGGCATACAGCTTGTGGTCAGCGGTCTTGCCATAGGCCACATAGTTTGCAACATGCAGGTCCTTGCCCTGCTCATAGAGCTTGTTCAGCATTTTCTATCATCCTTTCCTTTGAAAAAGGCTCCCTCAATGAGGGAGCTGACGAACAGCGCCGCCGTCAGGTGGACTGTGAGACTGAAGGAGTCTCTCATGCAGCCCACTCAATGGCCATAGCGCTGTAGGGGCTGGTCAGTGCGCCGGAGCAGCGGGTCTCGATCAGGTACTTCTGTGCATTGAAGTCGATGTCAAAGTCATCGAACATGCTCACGGCACCGCCCTTGTCCGCACCCACGGTATAGTCGGCCAGGTTCACGATCACAGCAGCCAGATCACCGCCCTTGGCACCCTTGCGGCCTTCCATTTCGGGAATGGTCACGATCTTGGCAACGCGCAGCTTGCGGGCCAGTGCGGCCTCGTCCGTATACAGCGGGCGGCCCATGCCGTCTTCCAGCAGCAGCATCTCGGTCAGGGCATCCTCGGTGGTAAACATAGTCGGGGTGCCGCTGCCGCGGTAGTCCTTGCGGGCACGGATGGCCTGCTTGATAAAGGCCTTGTACTTGTCCTCCACGGTGGAAAGGCCGGTGGTCTTCACCTGCACCTTGATGGTAAACAGGTCGGCGTCATTGAACACCGGACGGATGCAGTTCTCATCGATCTTATCACGGCTTGCTGCCATGCGGCCGTCACCAAGAATGTAGGCCAGCGCCAGCTCACGGTTCAACTTGTAGCGCATCTCGTTGCGCAGCCATGCCACCACGTCAAAGCTGGTGATGTCTACCACATCGTCGCGATCCAGCTCCTGCTTCTTGTACACCGTGGTCGGGCCGGTGGAGCGGCGCAGCAGGCCGAACACCTCTTCCGTCTTGTAGTTGCCCTTCAGGTAGCCCTTGGCACGTGCATCATCCTCGGTCAGGTCGGCGAACAGGCTCTTGAAGCGGCTGAACGGGATGTGCTTCACGCCGCCCATCACCACGCTCACCCAGTCGTCGGGTTTGTCAATGATGCGGGGCGTGGTGTCCAGCAGGTGATCTTCCGGGAACAGCCAGTCGATATTGTCAATGCCGTGGCACAAAGCGTCCACCTCGCTGTCCTCAATGCCGGCATTTGCAAAAGCGGCCTTCATGGTGCCGCAGGTCTTGGCGGTCTTCACCACCTTGTTGATCTCGTCGATGCTGTGCTTCAGCACGGTGCCCTTCGTGTCCTTCTCAAATACGTTCTGCTTCACGGTTTCTTCCTCCTCATCGTTAGTCTCTTCGCCGTCACGCTTTTCCAGGGCCATGCCCACCAGTGCGTGGCAGCACTCCTTCTGTTCGGGTGTCATGCTGTTGTACACCTCTTTCAGCGTCTTGCCGTCCTTCTGTTCGTCCGCCCTCTCGGCTTCCTCCTGTGTTGCTTTGTCGGTCGCTGCATCGCCGCTGTGTACAAGGTCGTCCAGCGGTTCGCCGTCCGGGTCCAGTCCATGGGCAATGCTCAGGCCGCCGTCTGTGTAGATGAAGGCTTCGCCGCCCTCGTAGTCCTCGTCAGCACTGTGCTTCACCACCTCGTCGATCAGCGCACCCGGGTTACAGCCTGCCAGCACAAGGCTCACTTCCTGAATAATGCCGTGCTGGACAGTGTTGCCCGTCTTCTTGATGCAGTTTGCATAGATGGAAAAAGCGTTCAGGTCGCCATTTTCCACGCAGGCCTTCGCGGTCCGGCCGGTATCCGTATCGTTGAACTTTGCGTAGCAGTACATGCCCCCAGGCCGGTTCTCCAGCAGGCAGTGGCCAAGGACGTTTTCCAGGTTGTCATGGTCATGGTTGTACACCATGGTCACAACTTTACCGTCGCATTCCTGGAACGCATTCGGTGCAATGGTCAGGCCATCATAGCACTTGGTCTTAGCCTTCGTGGCCCATCCGCTGCAGTCGTAATCAAACTTCGCCATTTTGATTTGCCATACTCCTTTCTACGGCTTCCTTTCCAGCCGTGATCGTTTTGTTTCTCTCAGCAATCTCCGCATCGGATTGCGAAATATTGCTGTTCCGCAGTTCGTCCGCCTTCGGGTCCTTCGAGGGCTTCATTCCCAGCAGCTGCCGGAACTCATTGCTTGTCAGGATCTCGTTGCGGGTAAATTTGTCCGCCATCTCGGCAACGGCGCTCACCGGTGCCAGCTTGAACGGGTCGCGGAAGTACATCATACTCTCGCGGCCTTCCTTCCGATCCTCCTCGGTCAAAAACTTTCGCTTCAGCTCGTCTACGGCTGCTGCCACAAGGGGCTCAATGGTACGGTTCTCATAGTTCGTCATCACCGCATCGCTTGCTGTACCGTTCATGATCTCCGGGGTAATGCCTAACTGGCTGTATGCCATGTTGGTCAGGTATTCCACGGTTTTCAGGAGGTTATTTTCAAGGCTGCGGTTCAGCTGCGTAATGTGTTCCGAACCATCGGTATAGACAATGCCGTATTTAGAGCCGGTCAACTGCCGCTCAATCTCGGCTCTCCGGTCGTCCGCTCTCTTTTTCTGGATTTCGTTGCGCACTACATATGGCAGCTGGATGATAAGATCCAGTTTTTCAGATCCCAGCTGGTCATCCACCACGTCCATCAGGTTCAGCTTGCGGATCAGGCGCTGGATGGTGCCGTTCGGCTCGTTCATCACGGCATAGAACGGGTTCTCGATCAGGGCCACTTCTGCTTTCGGCAGGGTGATCTCCTCTTTCTGTCCGGTCTGGTCGTTATACACTTCCAGCCGCACATCATCGGGGTACCATTCCTTCACCTTTGCCACCCGCATGGAAAGGATCTTTTCTTTGCCGGTCTCTTCGTCCACATCCACGTCCACCGGCACCAGCGCTGCCACGCCCTCGTCCAGTACAGAGAGGAACATGTCATACCGCAGCGCCCTGCCGGTCTGGTCCTTGTTGCCGGAAAGGTTCAGACAGCAATTAAGGCCCGAATCAACGGTTTCGTCGTAGCGTCCGTTTTCATCGAGCCTTACGTGGTTTATTGTGATGCCCGCTGCGTCCATGGCAATGCGGGTGTATATGGCGGTCATGATCGTACGGTCATTCGCACGGTTCAGCCGTACCCGGTCAGGCCGGTAGCTGCTCCCTCCGCCATAGTAGTTCTTCCCGGGAGGGTCCCGGTTCGTAAAGGCGTTCCACGCCCGTTTCAGGCGGGAGCCAACGTTTATCGCCATTTTGATTTTTTCCTCCCGGTCAGTTTTTCTTGTCGTCCTGCTTTGTCTGTCCGCCGCTTGCGCTGCCGCTTACAATGGCGTTTGCCAGATCAGGGTTTTCAAAGGTGCTCGTCACAAACTGCTTTGCGCTGTAACTCATTGCACCCGCCACAGCCTTGGTCAAAAACTGTTTCCCCGCGTCCTTCATCACGCTCTTCACAAAGCTCTGCCCGCCGTACACATCGCTGCGCAGCTGTTTCACGTCCTTCTGCAGCTGCAGCCGCTCTTTTTCCGCTTTCAGTTCCCGGTTCGGGTCGTCCGCGCGGATGTTGGTATCCCCCTGCAGGTCGCGGTACTGCTTTTCCATCTGCAGGCGGTTGATCCGTGCCCGCAGCTCTTCGTCCGAGTAGTCCTCGGCCTTGCCGCCCTTCCGCTTCGGGGCATACTCTGTCTTTGCAGTCGCACCTTCACCGGCGTTCCCATCCCCGGCATAGTGCTTCTTTCCGGCTGCGGTCAAGGTACCGTCCTTGTTCTGGTATCGACGCACGCCCCATTTCATGCCCTTGATGCCCCAGTGGCACAGGGTGCTGTTCCGGTGCTGCCACCAGTCATTTTGATTTATCATCTACTCATCTTCTTTCACGCTCTATTGCTTTTATCCATGTTTGTGCTATACTGGCTTTAACAGCCATTCTGTGAAGAAAGGGAATCGTGTATGTGGAGTGCTAAATGCCCCAAATGCGGAGCAAAGATTCTGCTTGAAGATGCCAACGCAAAAGTCATTCAGTGTGCGTCCTGCGGAGCACAGGTCCGCGTTAATATCAACGTGAACTATAACTACTCCAAATCAGAGCACACCGAGCATATCGTCGATGATGCAAGGATCAAGCAGGCCCAAAATGTTGATCGTGTCATCAACCTTTTTGCCTCTCCCATCGAGGAACGCCGCGCCAAAAAGAAGGCGGAAGAAGAGCGTATCCAGCGCGAAGCTGAAGAGGCCGAGCGTATCCGCAAAGAGCAGGAGGCAAAAGACGCTGAAGAACAGCGTGTTTACGAAGAATGGGCATCTGCTCAGCACGAAAAACAAGCCCGCCAGGCTGGGCGCGCAATTGCCAAGGCAATCAATTACTATCGTGCCAACGAACGGAAAATCCTCATCAGTGTCGTTCTCATTGTTGCTCTTCTCGCCTGCCGTGGCGTTTATGATTCCATCAATCAAAAGCGGGAACAGGAACTTGCCGCCCATCAGGCCGAGCTTGCCCGCCTGAAGGATGAAGAGATAGCCGCATCGCACCTTGCTATGGGCGAAGTCCGCATGCCAAACATTTCCATGAGCGAAGATGCCCGCGATGTCATGAAAAAGCTGCGCGATGCCGGTTTCATCAATATCGTCGATCAGCCAAAGCAGGATCTCGTTCTTGGCAAAAATCACGCTCAGTACGACATCATAGAGATCACTGTAGACGGCGCACCTTCCTTTAAAACAGGCGATTGGTACCCCCTCGATACCGAGATTGTTGTGTCCTATCATACCTATATTTTCGAGTAACGACGAAAGGAGTGCTCTGCATGACGGTCACTTGTCCGAACTGCGGTAGCGAGATTCCAGTACCCAACCGAAAGAAAAAGTCCATACAGTGTCCTTACTGCGATATGGGTGGGCTTGAATTTGACCTTGATTATTTCGATGAAGAAAGCAATCAACCGGTTACAGGATGGAAAAGTTTTGAATTTCAGCATCCACGTGCCGCCAAAGCCGTCAAAGCAACTGGATACACTGCTGTGGCAGCAATGCTTGCTGTCGGAGGCATTGAACTTGCAAAAGATAGAATTGCCGAATTAACAACTAGTCCGGAAACCAAATCTGCCGACGAGCCTCTAATTCCAGAATCTTCTACGGACGACAGCTTGTCAGATTCATGCGTGCCTGAAGAAACGAATTCGTACATAAGTCCTGATGAGTATGACTCGGCTCTTCGTCAACACGACTTAAGCATAAGAAATCTTGGCGAAAACCGTGTTCATTCTCCTGAGAAAGAAAAACAAGCAGCTGATCTTGGAATAAAGCTTCCACCACATCAAACCATAGTAAACCCATTTCCCCAGCATCACAGGGTAAAGAAGCAAGAATCTTAATCACTCAAACGCATCCCGGTTCTGCTTCCACGCAATGTAAGCATCCATCATAGCTGCCACAGCATCGATCTTCTGGTCCTGCCGCTGCTTGTAAAGCTTCCGGTTGCCGTTGGTGTCCACCAGTGCAATGCAGTTGCCCATTGCAAACTGCATCAGCTTTTCGTCAAACAGCAGCTTCCGCTGTTCGCTCAGCTTTTTCAGCTCGCCCAGCGGCACGCTCTCGGTCCTCGCACCCTGAATCACCTTCGTAATACCAAAGGTGCCATTCTCCTGCCCCCAGCGCTCCACGAATTCCTGCGCGTTGTAGGGGTCGTAGCCAAACGCCCGCACGTCGTACTGGTTCTGCTGCACAAAGTTATCAAGGTCTTCATACACCTGCATCATGTCCAGCACCGTGCCGTCAAATACGAACAGCGTTCCCTCTTTCATGAACTCTTCGTACTGGTTTCTCCGGCTCACGGGCAGCTGGCTCAGGGTGTAGCTGGTAATGTAATCCCTCGTCTTTACCCCAAAATATCCGCTTGAAAGCGGAAACAAAAACGTAAACGCACAAAAATCATCGCCCATGCTCAGGTCCGCGCCCATGGCGCACGGCATCTGCCAGTAGCTTCTCGGTCGGTGGCAAAGGGTCTCCTCATACGGGAAAAAGTATGTGTAACCCTCCATCGGCAGGTTGAAGCGCTTTGCAAGGATGTCATTCCGGGCACTGGGCGATTTTTCGGCTCGTTCCACGTCCAGCTGATAGGTCTCGTAGCTCACGGTCTTTCCCAGGTTCGGGTTTGCCTTCAGCCACATCTCCGGTCGGCCCACTTCCTCAATGCTGTCCAGCTTGTAGTACCAGATAGAGACATGCGGGTTTACGTACTCCCCCTTCAGGATGCTCAGCAACTCCATTTTGATGTCGTCGCCGCATCCGTTGCGCACCGTGCCCTCGCTGCTTGCCGCAACGATCAGGTAGTTCTCGTTTTTCGCCGCGCCCTGCTCAATGGCACCAATGGGGTCTTCCCGGATGTCACAGCTTAACCATTCGTCCACGGTAGCCACCGTGTCGCGCCGGCCCTGCAGCTTTTCAATGGTCATGGGGCGCACTTCCAAAAGGCTGTTGGTCACAAAGTTCTCAATGCCTTTTTTGGTACTTGCCATCTTCACACGGTCTGCTTTCGCACCGGTGGTGTTCTGCAGGCTGCCATCGGTCATGAACTTCAGCACCGGCCCTTTTGCCCGCGCCAATGCGGTGCGGAAGGGTGCCAGCACTTCCTCGGCCTGCTTCATAGTAGGCGCTGTTGTCAGCTGCTGGGTGGTGTTCGTGTTGGCGGTCATAAAGTATGCCTGCAAGAACTCCAGATACATGGTCTTTGCGGCCGAACGTGTGATAATAAGGTACTGCTTCGTTACCAGACGCTTTTTGATGCGTTTGGTCTCGTAGTGCCCGCCTGCCCCGTGGGGGTTCGGCACATACACGCTCCGCTCCACAAAGTAGTACCAGCCAAAGATCTGTTCTGCCCACAGCTTAAAGCTGTCCAGCATCTTCACATCGCCGCCGTCAGTCAGCGTCAGCTCGTCCTCACAGAACGCGATAAAGCCGTTGATGGCCTTATCGTCATAGTAGATGCCCGGGTTTGCGATCAGGTCGTCGATCCGGTTCATCTCCATGCTGATCTCTCTGCAAACTGGGATCTCCCCGCGCATCACGGCCTCCCGGAACCGGCCGTAGTAGATCGGCGTTGCCGTGTTCGAGAGTGCCATTTTGATTTTTCAGCTCCTGTTTTATGTATCAGCCTTTACAGACCCTTGCTCCGTAATTTCCTCAGCGTTCGCCTTGTCCTCCGCTCCTTACTGCGTGATCTCCTCAAAGCCGCTCTTCACCAGAATGGCTTTCACCTTCTCCTTCAGCAGGCGGGGGCAGCGCTCATGCAGAGCCTTTGCCTCATCCATAGTCTCAGCAGACATGATTTCCTGTGCCCACAGCATCGCCATCATACGTACCATCCTTTCTAATTTTTGTGTGATTTTATGCATACACAATCTCCGACATTTCCATCAGACATTGTTTAAGCATCTTGTTATCTTCCTGCAGTGCTTCCAGCTTCTCTTTAAGTGTCGGCTCCGGTTTGGGCTGGTCCGCAGGGTCAGACTTTACTCCGCCGTCAGTTATCTCGTAGCAGCCCGTTTTATCCGCGATGCTCCACAACGTATCGCCCACAGCGCAGGCGGCATTGTGGGCGTTTACTGCTTCCACCATAGCGGTGTATGCATCGCACTGCGCCTGTGTCTCCACAGGTTTTGCAAGGGCATATCCTATTTTGATTTCCATGCTGCACCTCCTTTACTTCCAGCGACCTATGACGACAATACTTCCTTTATTGCTATTGTATACACATAATCCAGTAGTAGTACAGTCGAATACGTAACATTTTATGTCGGTATTGTAGGTTATGTTTTCGCCAAGAGCAAAACCGGCACCATAATTTGTGTCAACAAATGGCACAGGAAACGGGAAATAGGGATCGTATTCCTTGTAAGACCAGCCGTTGAATTTGAGCCAGCAAATCTGTGTGCCATCACTGAATCTAATATAATTTGTACCGCTAGTGGTGATGTCGCTGCCGATCCCGTCCAGCTTCTTTTTGTCGGCAGCACTCATCAAACCCGCCGCGCGCTGGGTGGCATTGCCATAGGTAGTGTTGGTTGTCGGCGGTGTGTAGCCCAATGCCGCTGTGACATTGGCTTTTGTCAGGCTCAGCAGGCCGCTGACAATGGTAAGGTTCGAGCCAATTTTCACGAGGCCAAGCGCACTTGCGGTTGCAGCGTCGTAGGTATGATCCGTAAACACCGCATCTGCGGGTACGGTCTTTTTCAGTTCGTAGGTACACGCAACGGGTTTGCCGCCAGAAAAATACACCGGCTTGGTAGCACTGCCCGCCGTCGCAGTGTCAAGTTTTACAGCACTGGTAGCACTGCCGCCTGCAGATGCAGAACCCGCGTAGCTGTGCGCGTGGTTCTTGGCCGCAAATACGCTTTCCGCCTTGCTCTTGATGTACGCCCACAGCGTACTCATGGGCCTGCGGTGGAAGGTGGTGGTGCTGGTGCCGCCGCCAACGTACTGGCTCACATAGTAGTCCGCATCAGTAGGGGTCGAAGCATCGGTGGTCAGCGCGTTGATCATCGTGTTCAGGTCATCGGCGGTCTTGTTTGCTTTGTCAGTCAGCTTTTTATCCACCTGCGTGCGGGTGTAGTAGTCGCTCATGTTTACCGTCACCATGCTGTCACGCCAGGCATTGGTGTCGCGGTCCCATACCCAGATGCTGTCCGTGGTGCCCACCACAGCCCACCAGCCGTTTTCACCCACGGGCACCGCAGCAGTCAGGGCGTCTGAGGTCTCATACCAGCCCTGCGCGCCCAGCGTAATGGTGCGCACCTGCTCGAAATATTCCTTTGTGGCCTGCAGGTATTCACCGGATTTTGTTTCGCTGCCCTTCGCATTGGATGCGCTTGTGCCCGCATTGGTCTCGCTGGTCTTGGCAGCGCTTGCGCTGGTGCTGGCAGCGCTGGCTGCACCTGTGGCAGTGCTGGCCGCGCTGGATGCTGTCTGGGCATCTTTTTTTGCGGCTGCTGCACTGTTAGCAGCTGCGGTTTTGCTGGTATTGGCATCATCTCGCGCCGCTTCGGCTTTCTTTGCGTTGGCCTGAGCACTGGCGGCGCTGGTGCTGGCATTCGTTTCAC